GTTGCAACCTGCTCTGCTGTCATTTCTTCAACTTTCTTTTTTGCCATGTTTATTTATCCTCTCTTTCTTAATTTTTCTTTCCACTGATCCTGAAACTCAATATTGTCCAAGTACCATGAATTTCCCTTTTCAGTATCTGCTACAAATTCCTTGAAATTATCAAAATCTTTTGGGTACAGTAAAATCCCACGTCCACCAGCTTTTCTGATTTTTTCAAGATTGTAAAGCTGTAACTCTGATGGTTCCCCTCTCGGTGCTTTTACCTCAAGTCCAAGGAATCTACCATACATACACACCAGTAAATCAGGAATCCCACTTTTGGTATAAGCTGCACCGCCCCAGTATTTCAGGAACCAGAATCCTTTTTCTTCCAGAAATGCTTTCACCTTATTTTCAAAGTTCTTTTCTGCCGCCATATTACTCACCTTTTTTCATAAGTTCTGTTTCAAATTTCTGAATGGATGCAGTTGTTGCAATTTCAGTAATAATACTAGCTGCATATTTCATTGAACTGTCACGGTCAACCTGATATTTGTCTGAAACATCACATATCCCAGAAATAAGGTTGTACACCAATTCCGTAATATCAGCTATGTACTCAGTACGTTTAGTACCAAGCAGAAACTCACAAGCTGTCTTTTTCTGTTCTTTGATTTCTTCCATTTCTTCTCCCTTCTCAGATTTATATGTATATCCGTTCGCATAAGCAAACAGTGTCAACCATGCAAAGTTGATACAGCAAATGATCCCAGGAATCCAGGAATAGGAATCTAACAGACTACCAAAATATAAAAATGAGATACCATTGATAAGTGTAATCAGCTTTAAAACTCTATTTTTCAAACAACTCATCTGTCAGTTCCTTCCCCTTTCTCAATGCTGCAAGATTCTTTTCCTCAAAACTGCCTTTCACCAGCAAGTAATAATAAAAACAACTTTTATCCTGCCCTATACGGTGAATACGTTTCTTTGACTGTTCCCATAAATCACAGGATCCTTTACCAAGCGGCAGGGTGTAGTAAATGATCTTATTTGCTTTCTGAAAATTTCCACCCATTGCACCGGCCTGATACTGAATGAATGTCACGCTGTTCTCTACACACTCATAGGCATACATTGAACGCCCTGAACCATTCACAAAACTTACTTCCCGGTCAAGTGCTTCACATATTTTCCTTAGCCTTGTAAGTTCCTCATTAAAATTGTAAAAAACAATCACCCTGTCTTCTGTTGATTCCAGTAAGTCCCTGAATGCATCCATTTTCTCCTGATGGTACATTCCGCATAACTGCCTTGCATACAGAATCTTAGTAAGACTGTTATCACCTACCAATTCCGTACCATCATCTAAAACCAGATAACCATTTTTCATGAAATGCCTGTACTCTTTGGTAGGTTTCACATAAATCTTCTGTTCAATCTGTTCAGGCAGTTCAATGACTTCCTGCGTTTTCATAAATACTGCCCCATGTTGTGACAGTTTCTTTTTCAGATGATCTACGTGTTTATACCCAGTAACAACTTCCCGTTTGAATTGCCCCTGTTCTACCCATTCTGTATCTACATAGGAAGCCCAGAACGCTTTTTTCTTTATATCCCATCCCAGCAGCTTGCATTGTGACCACAGCTTTTCATATTTACCGGATGTTGGTGTACCTGACAACAGAACAACGCTTTCTGGTTGTAATCTCAGAATGAATTTTGCTCGCTGTGTAGTCTCATTTTGTATCAATGAAGATTCATCCAACATCAAAGTAAAATCCTTTATATGAGTGATATATGAACGCCTGTACACCAAATCATAGTTGATAACACCGACAATCTGTTTTTTATAGTCATAGATGGTACTGGTGTCAATCAATTCCCGGAACCGTACCACCTGTGTTTTCTTTGTCAGATTGAACACTTCATAATCTGGATAGTATTTTTCAAAGTGATCCACCCAGTCATCAATCTTTGATTTCTGGCAGACCACCAGATTTACGTCATTATTCAGCAAGTACATTTTCTCTGCACCGACAAAAGTTTTACCAAGGCCCATGTCCAAGTAATATGCGCATCTATTAAATGCTTCTGTCTGGTCAAGGGCTTTTTGCTGGTGTGGCATAAATTGTAAAGAAGTCATGATAAAAATTTTAAAATCGCAGCTAATCCTTGATGTACATTACCAACCTGTTCAATCAGGTTTTCTTTCAGATCATCACCTTTTTCTTCACATACATCCGGCTGACAGGTAATGTTTAATTCAGCTGCAATTTCATCAACCACCTTGTCAAACATGGCATCAAATACCGCATCTGAAAGGTCATGATTTCTAATGATTTCAGGACGGATAATATTTTTCACAGCTTCAGTAATATCATCCTGTGAAATATTTCCACCTGTAAGTACATAGGATTTATTGACGGCGTCCTGAATATCCTTATCAATTCCTTTTTTCTTAATAAGTTCCATAATCTTTTCCATTACTGAAATCCTCACTTTCTTTCTGTAAGCTCAATCTGTAACTTTGCAACTTCAACAGCAGCTCTATACACAAGTGCATACTTGTTATTTCCGTGGGTCTGCGTTACCTTTTCCAGAAACTTATCAATCTTCCCAAGAAAACAACCACATTTTACGGTGATCTCATTGTCTTTATCTCTAAAGAATGTAGTAAAATCGTTTCTGCTGCCAACAGAACCCATTACCAGAACATGACTAGCCAAAAAGACCTCGGCATCACCACAAACCTTGGCATCACCACAAACCTTGGCATCACCACAAACCTTGGCATTGCCCCAAACCTTGGCATTGCCCCAAACCTCGGCATCACCACAAACCTCGGCATTGCCCCAAACCTTGGCATTGCCCCAAACCTTGGCATCACCACAAACCTCGGCATCACCACAAACCTCGGCATTGCCCCAAACCTCGGCATCACCACAAACCTTGGCATTGCCCCAAACCTTGGCATTGCCCCAAACCTCGGCATCACCACAAACCTCGGCATTGCCCCAAACCCAAGCCTTTCCTTCATGGGAAAGATTTTCTTCTTTCTCGATCCAGCCACCAAGTTCCCCAACTTTGACAAATCCAAATTCGACTGTGGCTTTAATTCTATGTAACGTTGCGGTCCTGTTCCAAAGTTCAACCCGTTTAGTTTCCCCTGTAAATTCATATTTTTTCATTGTCATTTTTCCTCTCTTTCTTTTAACTTAAAACACTCTTCAAATGTCATACTTGTATATTCAAGTATTTTGTATATTTCGGATATGGTAAATTGTTTCTTACCAACTATTTTTTGATATGTGTTTGTCATACTACGCTGTATGATATGCGCTATCTCATCACAGTTACATGAATTACTTTTAATGAATCTTGACAACCCTTCATAATTGCATGATTCTGATAACTTTTTTGGTTTACCCCTCTTATTTGTCAAAGGTTCACTTAACAGCTGATGTGCACGCTGACGTGAAATACCAAATTTGTCCCCAATCTCTTGATAAGTGCATCCATCAAGATACATGGAATACGCTTCAACTTTCTGTTCTTTCGTCATACCTACCACCTAATTATTCCATCTGATTCTCAGATCAATATTCAACTGCTCTTTGATTTCTTTAATGTAATCGTCCCAGGTTGCCAGATTATCCATGAGATACTCAGCACCTTCTTCCATCTTGGCAATCAAACGTCTGCAACGTTTCTCACCGAAACCAAATTCGTCATGAACGGCAGCAATACATAAGATAGTGAATGTATCAATTGTCATTTCCTTGATTTTCTGTGATGCTTTATCCAAATCCTTAGCTGCCAGAGAAGTATGTATTCCGGTCACACCACGAAATTTACATTCTCTCTCTAATGCTTCCAGTCCGCCTTCCTTCACAATTCTTCTGGCAAGATCAAGACCATCCTCACGACCTCTTTCATACTCTCTCATTTTGTTCATAAGGCAATCCCCTCAGTTTCTGCAAATCTCTTTGCATTGATAAAATAGGACCATCTGTTGTCAGAGGTATGTACTGCATATCCCCAGGGAAAAACACCCTGCTGTAAACCTTTTCTGACTGTGTTATGGTTCATCCCCATCAGCTTTGCTGCCTTCGCCACATCAAGTTTCGGGATGGTCCCGGCTTTTACCTCAATCGGCGGCATTACCGGAAGTTCTTCCTGATCCATACCGGTGAAGTAATCAGAAGCCAGACCAAGTGACGTAGCAATGGCACTCTGGACATCTTCTGACGGGATCTGTTTACCTGACAGATACTGGCTCACAGAACCCTTACTTTTCCCGGTCATTGTTACCACCTGCCGCTGGTTCAGGTTCAGTTCCTGCATTGCCTTTTTTAATTTCTCAGCAAATTTCATTTGACCTCACCGCCTTCCGGGAAACTATTGTTGTTATACTGTCTCATAATATGGATCTTATATTTTCCATCTGAGCATTTCTGAGCCTGAATGATGCGGTAACCTTTCTTGCTGTCCTTCAATTTCTGCTCAAATACCGCAAACTCCATTTCAGAATCAAACTCAATGAACTGTTCAATCCACGCTGAAATGATTTTTTTCATTGCAATCCTGCTCACTTTCTGCTACTATGTAGCTGAAATTATTTTTGTTGCTGTCCCATGGGAACTGGTACTTCCTGTGGGACTTCTTTATGTAAGGAACTTATTGATAAAATACTGCTGTCCCTTACCAGTAACTTTTGTTGTCCTGCTGATCCTGATTGAGCCATCCGGGTTATTAATCACTGTTTCCTTAATTTCAAACAGACCAAGTTCCATAGATTTCTGTGTTGGCATGTTTCTACTTGATCCGGTTTTAATTAAGTACCCGTTATCTCTCATCCATGTGAATAATCTACGCTGTCCAGTCTCAACACCATTCTGCTTCAGGATCTTTGCCAGCTCTCCAATTAATATGGATGTGTGGCTTGCAGCTACTGCATCAGCAAAGGTTTCTTTGGGTTTCATCCTCTGAACATCTTCAAGTAATGCTGTATTACTTGACTTTAACTTTTCAATTTCCTTGTCAGCAATTTTCAACGCCCTTGCAAGAACCTGTTCCGGCGTATTCCATGCTTTTTCCAAGTCAATAAAGTACTGACGGTACTGTCTGCCTTTTTCAGACCTCTGGATCATGCAGATCTGCTTTGCCATGTCTACGGAAATCTCATAATCTGTTGCAGGTCTACCACCTGTACTTTCGCTCATTTTTGAGCAAAAGTCTTTTCCAGCTTCAAATCCATATTCCGTCATACGTGGAAACCAGTCTTTAAACGCTGTCCTTATTTCCAACCCTGTGTGTAAATCCCTTGCTGATACTGTCGGCTGTTCCCCATCAAAATTGATGGGAATTAACACATTTGACATTTACTGACCTTCTTTCTTTTCTGGTTTGTCTTTTTCTTTCTGCTTTACCATTGCTTCACCCATTCCCAACAGATAACCTTTATCAAACTCAGACATCTTAGGTACTGCGGTCGCAATTGTTTCAAGAATCTTCTTTTCTTTTTCTGACATAACTTTTCACTTCCTTTCTCTTGGTTATAGTCTTGCTTCGCTTGAACAATGTAAGTCAACAAGGTACTGTGTCCTCTCGCTCGTTGATTCTTCCGCTTAACACCTTCTTGTTATAGGAATAACGTGGCAATTGGCTTGCCCTCAGTACCCAGTGGTACACACTCTGCGTCAGTGTCCTGATGTTCCTGCTTTCTTCAACTGCTTTGCCGGGTCATGTTTGTCATACACGTAACTCTGTCTACCAGGTACCGTAGCCTAACTGCCATGTTACTTGTTACGTAGCCCTCTCGCTTCACCCGATCTTTCCTGCTTTCCTTATTGACTTATGTGACCTGCCATCATCAGCACCGGGTGGTCATTCCCGGTGGACGGTCATTGCTGACCGTTTCGGCTTTAATAAAAGGAATCTTTCTCCATTTCGTCATCAACTTCTTTCGGTATTGGAATAGGCTCAAAATCATCATTTTTCCCATCCCAATAATCAAATAATTGTTGTATGTACTGATTCAACTCCTCTACTCTGCACATTTCCGTCCCTCCTTATATGAATCAGTTACCATTTTCTTATCAGGCACATATTTCGCTTTAAATGTCCTGAGTGCCTTCATTGCGTATCGTTTATACTGTTTCTTTGTCATACCTTTTCCTCTCTTTCTTGATGTGTTGCTGTTTGTCTTTGTTGGTATACCGCAATTATATGTTGGTTAATTTCATTTGTCAATAGTTTTTTTGCAATTTACCAACATTTTGTTATTTACCAACATTTTTATATTGATTTTTTGTTTGCATTGCTGTACAATACAAAATAAGAAAGGAAGTGAACAAAAATTGAATGAAAGATTAAAAAAGTTAAGAAAATCATTAGACTTAACTCAACAAGAATTTGCCGACAAAATAGGAATAGCTAGAGGAAATATTGGCGCTTATGAAGTTGGAAAGAATGCACCCAGTGATGCAGTCATTTCTTTGATATGCAAAACAGACTTCTCAAGAGGTAGGGTCAATGAAAAATGGTTGAGAACTGGTGAAGGTGGGGACGATAACATGTTTATCGAAGTCCCAAGAGATGAGCAGATTTCTAAATTTGTTGGTGAATTGTTAAAAGAGGAAGAAGATTCTTTCAAGAAAAGGTTTATATCAATGCTCGCTGCACTGGATGAATCTGACTGGGAATCTTTGAAAAAGATGGTTGAACTACTGCAAGAAAAAAGGGACTGAATTAATTCAGTCCCAGAATTGCTCTGACATATATGTAGATCAGACGTAACCGTCTATCATCCGCATGATCGAGCATTTCCATTATTTTTCTTTTATAGTCCAATACATCCATCCCCTTCGTGAACCACACGACCCGAAACAGTAGCGATAAATACATTATCGAACATCTGTTTGTTATTGTCAAGTGGTAAATTATGGAAAAAGGTACGATATGAAAGATAAAAAGACTGGGCTTCGTAAAGAGATAATTCTCATAACAAGTATCGCATTACTAATTATCTCCATTACTTCTTCCGGCACTAAACTTTATTTTTCTATTCCATCAGCTCTGGTATGTTTCCTTTGCGAAACATATGGACTTGCTAACAGAACCCAAAACAAAAAATACAAATTTATATTTTCTGTTTTTTCTCCGTTCTGTTTCCTGTTCCTACATTTTTGGCTGCTATATTTATGCAAAGACCCTTCTACAATGATGAAAAGAGCACATTCCAGTTATATCATTGCGATTGTAATAATTGCATTACTGGACATATGGTATTCATCATTAATTTCAGAGAAAGTGCAGCCGCCAATTGTTCAACAAATTGATTTTTCTGAGATACCTGCACCTGTTGAAAACATAACATCAGAGGAACCAGTTCAGACAATGAATGAACATATTGAACTATATAATGACAAATTTGATTATATGACTGGATCTGATTTTGAAGTATATTGTGCTGATCTGCTACGGAAAAATGGCTTTATGGACGTGTCTGTGACATCCGCAAGTGGTGATTTTGGTGCTGATATTATTGCGACTCAAAACAAAATAAAATATGCCATCCAATGTAAATGTTATTCTTCAGATATCGGCGTAGACGCAGTATATCAGGTTACTGGTGGTATGAAATATTATGATGCTAATGTGGGAGTTGTTCTCACAAACAGATATTTTACACGTCAAGCGAAAGAATTAGCTTCAAAAATCGGCATTGTGCTGTGGGATAGAGACTTTTTAATCTCCCTGATTGATTCTAAAGCTGATATTGTTTCAGACGCAAGAATACCAAGACAAGAAGATGGAACTTGTAACCGTGATGCGCATTTTGAAGAAGCGGGTAAACTTATTATCGAAAAAGGAAATGCGTATGTTGGTTTACTTCAAAGAACATTTAAAATTGGTTTTAACAGAGCGGCAAGAATTATGGATCAGCTTTGTGATGCAGGAGTTATAGGACCAGAGAATGGAACAAAACCAAGAAAAATTCTTATGTCTATGGAAGAATTTGAAGAATATTTGAAAAATCATTAGTTTGTAACCAGTTTTGTAACTCATTGTAACTCGTTTGTAACTGTTCCGAAACTGCCAGAAGTCCAGTAAATACAAGGCTTCAGGGCATTTTCTGTAACTGTGTAACTCATTTTCCCTTATATATTATATATTTTTTATTATTTACTTACTTTTTATATTTTTAATTTATTTTTTTATAATAAAAAATATTTATAATAAGAACATTGTCAAAATGAGTTACATTGGTTACATCCGCATAAAATAAGGCATTATAACAGTTACAAACTAGTTACAATCGGTTACATTAGTTACAAATTGATTTTAATATAGAAAACCGCCCTGATGTTGGCGCATCAAGACGGTCCTCTGTTCCCGTTATGGGATGGATGTATAAATTCCAATATCATTCTACCATAATGGGAACAGTCAAACAAGCCGCACAAATGTTTGGCTGTTATTTTTATACCCATTTTTAGAAAGGATGATGGAAAATGAGCAGAAGAAACCCAAACGGTTATGGCTCTGTAACAAAATTGAAAGGTAAACGGTCCCGACCCTGGATGATCCGGGCAACTATTTATGATGCAGATGGAAATGGTAAACAGGTCACTGTTGATTATGCTGCCACTGAGGAAGAAGCAAATATTATTCTTGCACAGTACAATAACAATCCTTGGAATATTGACCGCAACAAAGTTACCCTTGCAGAATTATATAAAAGATGGTCTGCCATCAAACTCCCTAAACTCGGTAACTCATCCCAACGGAATATGAGGGCAGGTTATAACCATTTAGAAAAATATTATGGTATGAAATATCGTCAAATCAGAGCATACCATATGCAGGACAGTATTGATAACTGTGGTCTTAGTTATGCAATGCAGAGTATCATAAAAAATTTATGGGGGCATCTTGACCGCTTCGCTTTTGAGTGCGACATAATTGACAAGATGTATTCCCAGCTTACCACCGCACCACCTGTACCAGAAACAAGTAAAAAACCATTTACGGATCAGGAAGTCGAGAGTCTGTGGAAAATCAAAGACCAGCCATATGTCAGCAGCGTTCTGATATTCTTATATACTGGTTTTCGTCTGAATGAACTGTTAGGGATGAAAACAGACCAGGTCAATCTGGAAGACCAGACATTTAAGGGTGGGAGTAAGTCCACAAGCGGTAAGAATAGAGTCATACCAATTCACCCACGTATTCTCCCACTGGTGGAAGAACTGGTCAGTGAAGGGAATCCTTATCTGATTTCATTCCATGGCAAAAGGTTTGTACAGTCTGTGTACTACAATTACTGGAATCCAATCATGAAGCAGATAGGTGTGAACCATACACCACATGAAGCCCGGCATACATTCCGATCAAGACTGGATTCTGCCGGCGCAAATAAGAAGTGTATAGACATGCTGATGGGGCATAAATCTAAAGATGTAGGTGAGCGTGTTTATACCCATAAGAGTCTTCAAGAATTGCGTGATACTATCCTGTTATTAAAATGA